ATTGGTGTGTATTACTAACCATAAAAATTATCGTAGGTAATTTTTATGGATATAGATCGTTTTAATCAGGTTATAAGGTTTTATCAGGTTTAATATAGCAGACAGGTATAACTCTTTTAGTTCATTTGGGAAACATCTTTTGGATAATGTTGTTATTCCATTACCACATACATATAATATTTGCAATTTTTGTGGAAAGGATTTACGACTTATTTCAGAAATTTTATTATAACTTAATGATAATTTATTTAATCCTTTTGGAAAATAATCATGTGTTACCGATCTTATCATATTATTGCACAACAATAAAGTTTTTAGTTTATCAGGAAAAATGTTTTCCGTTAGTTTAGTGATGCAATTATGTTTCATTACCAATTGTCTTAATTCGGTAGGGAAATATCCTGAAACTAGTTCAGATATATTATTGTAAGACAAGAATAGGTCGCTTAAATTTTGAGGAAAACAATCTGGAATGAGTTTGGACAATTTATTATGTTCCATATCTAATACTTTTAATTTGGATGGAAAACATTCTGAAACTAGTTCAGATATTTTATTGTGAGACAAGGATAAGGTGTTTAAATTTGGTGGAAAACAATTTGGAACGAGTTTGGTCAATTTGTTAAATTCCATGTTTAATTCTTTTAATTTAGGAGGAAAACATTTCGGTTCTAGTTTTCCTATTTCATTATTAGATAGATCCACATATATTAACTCGCTTGGAAAACATTTTTCTGATAATTTACTCAAATTATTATGGCTCATCCATAAATATTTCAATTGCGAAGGAAAACAGTTTTGTGTAAGTTTTGTAATTTTATTGTTACGAATATTCAAATTACTCAATTCACATGGAAAGCAATGATAACCAATATTTTCTATGTCGTTATATTCTAAAAACAAATCTTGTAACTTAGGGGGAAAACTATCCCGTGATATTTCAGAAATTTTATTATTATTCAAATACAGATGTTTCAACTCTCGTGGAAATATATTTTGGGTAATATTTGTTATTGAATTATCAGCCAAATTCAATGTCACTAATTTAGATGGAAATACACCTTTATCAAGATTGGTTATATTATTAAGATTTACCCACAATATTTGTAATTTAAGATAGTGTTTGCTCTGAATAACCTTAGTAACTTCATTATTTGGTAAATATAGTTCTAGCAAACTCGTAGGAAAGCATCCTAAATCAAGTTCTGTTAGTTGATTATTATTTAACCATATTTTTTTTAGTTTAGAATGGGCATTACTCGGAATAATTTTAGTAATTTTATTATGTGTTATGGATAACATTTCTAAACTTGATGGAAAATTATTAAGATCCAATTCTTCTATTTCGTTATTATTTAACCATATTGTTCGTAATCCACTATGAAAACATCCGCCATGGATTTTCTTTATATTATTATGAGATAGACATAATTCTGTAATATTATTAGGAATAATGGGAATTTCAGTTAGAAATTTATTAGATAGATTAAGTAGCATTATTAATAAATATTTATAATTACAAATCTTTATATTTCAACTTTTATTTTCCCATAAAATATATCATACCATAATATATTTTATGGGAAATTATTATAGCACACCATCATCGCCAACATTGAGACTCATGAGTTACAATGTTGAGTGGGGTTTTTTGGTCATGCCAAGTGATATAAGTGGTGATGCTTGTGGTCATACTATTCCACATACTAAAGAAGCCCAAGAGGATCATCTTCATTTAATTTCCAAAAATATAGGATTGATTAACCCTGATATATGTTTTCTTCAAGAAATTGGAAGTTTGGATGCTATGAAGTTTATCGCCAATTCTTTAGAATCTATGTTTAACCTTACATATGCGTATTATTATAGTCACGAAACATCAGGTAATCAAGGGGTAGGATTGTTAATTAACAAAAGTTTGGATAGTTCGTGTAAAGTTGAAAAAATTCCAAATTTTTATTTAGAAAGAAGTTTAGGAATTACTTATACTAATGGAAACCAATCTTATAAATTCATAGGTGTTCATTTGAAATCATTATATGATGGTAAAACTGAAGCCGACACAGCCAAACAACTACAAGAAATCGGAACGGTTCATGATTGGTGCAAAGATACTGGTAAAGTAATAATTTGTGGTGATTTTAATAATGTTGATGGATCTCCAACTACCGAACAAATGGTTAAATATGGTTATGTTGATTTATCGGAAACTTCGGTTTATGTTCCAAATATTACTAGAGATACTAAAACAGAATATTTCAAACATGGATCTAAACCTGAAAATGGATCTAAAATAGATTATATGTTTGCTAGTAAAGATGTTGAAGCATTAAGTTATCACATAATCGATGTTGTTAGAGAAACGATTCATCAAAATGACGCATTACGTGGAGAAACTAGCGATCATTTACCAATTTTAAGTATAGTAAAATTATAAAAAAAATTGATTATATTAAATATAAATATATATTTATATGTATAATTATTATGAGTGCAAAAACAGCAAATAATGTATTGAGAGTAAATGTTAGGGATACTAACAATTCGTTTATTAAAAAGAAAATTCCTAAAAATAAAGATTTATATGTTCAGAAACAACAAGAAATGAATACTCTTCCATTTAATCCATCTAATATATTGTTGGATAAACAATTTATTATTAATATTTTGAAAAAATATGGTATTGATTATGGAAACGAATATACCATTAAAGATTTCAATTTATTTCAATTAGCATTTATTCATGATAGTTATCTATTAGAAAATTATGATGAAAAATTTCATAAAGTTGATAATTTTGAAACTCCATCATATTATTCGTTTGATTTTTTAAACACACTAGATCGTAATACCAAACGGGCATTAGGAAAAATGACACATACTAAAATTATCAATAGAGATACTAATGTTAAAAAAATCATTCCTTTACAAAAAAATTCATATGAACGTTTGGAATTTTTGGGTGATTCTCATTTGGGTTCTATCATTAGCACTTATTTGTTTAACAGATATGATAAAGATCAGGGATTTATGACTAAACTAAAAACTAATTTAGTTAATGGAGAACAGTTAGCATTTATTTCTAGTAAATTAGGATTTGGTAAATATTTAATGATCAGTCATTTTTGCGAACAAAACGGAGATAGGAGTAATTATGCAATGTTAGAAGATTGTTTAGAGGCATTTATAGGTGCATTATATTTGGATATGGGAATTAAGAAATATGATATTTTAGAAAAGTTTATTATAAATATATACGAAACTCTAATTGATTTTTCAGAAATTATTGAAAATGATGTTAATTACAAAGGTAAATTATTGGAATATTATCATAGTCAATTTGGAGTATATCCAATTTATAAATTGATTAGCATATTAGATAAAGGCGGTCGCAAAGTTTATAAAGTTGGTGTTTGTATTCAAAATAGAGAGACAAAAGAATTAATGATTCATAGCACAGGAGAAGATGTTAAAAAGAAAAAAGCGGAACAATTAGCAAGTAAAATGGCTCTTATTCGATATGGAGTTATCGAAGCATAATAAAAAATTGATATAATATTTATTATTAATAAATATTAATAAATGACAGAATTAACATATCAACACTTTTTTGGTGGAATGGTAGGAGGCATGTTTGGCACTTTTATCAGTCATCCAATTGATACTATGAGAATTAGACTTCAAACAGATAAACAAATTATTACCAATGTTCAATGTCTAAAAAATATACCACCTTCTAACCAAGTATCACATATAATGAGAGATTTATATAAAGGAGTTAAAGCACCTATTATTGGAATAGGTTTAGAAAAAACGATCGTTTTTGGAACATATCATAATATATACGAATATCATTTATTTGGTAATGAAGTTGGTAATCAAATATTTGCAGGTTCGATGGCGGGGTTATTATCAACATTGGTAGTATCACCAATTGAAAAAATTAAAATTTTATATCAAAACAATCAAGTTAATAGTTTAAAAAATTGTTTTTCAAAAATTAAAAACGAAGGAAAAAGAAAAAGTTTTATTGTCAATATATATTCTGGATGGACACCAACATTGTTCCGTGAAGTCCCTGGTTATGCTATTTATTTTTATACATATAATCTACAAAAAAATCTGTTTTTCAATGGAGAACCCAGAACTTATCAATCATTTTTCATGGGTGGAATTAGTGGTGCGACTTGTTGGACATTTATTTATCCAGCGGATATTATCAAGACTCATAAACAAAACGATATTACAAAAAGTTATTCTTCAATCATTAATGATATATATTCTCAACGTGGTTTGAAAGGTTTTTTTAAGGGAATTAATTATTCTCTTATGAGAGCCATTCCACTACATGCAGGAGTATTTTTAGGTTATGAAACATTTATGAAAATATTTACTCATTAGTATGATACAAATGATACACATTTAAATCGTTGGTTCTACCGATTCGATAAGCACGGCTAACGATTTGTTTCTCAATATGTTGATCTAATTTATGTGTTAATATTAAATGATTGGTTTTTTCTAGATTTAAACCAAAATTCAAATATTTACTATCTAAAAATAATATTTCATGAGAATTATTATTGTAATTATTAATAATATTCTCAATATTTTGCGTGTTTTTTGAAATTTTTACAATATTATCACTTGTTTTCATTTTATCTAAAAATTTTCGATTTTCTGAAAATACCAAAGTATGAGATTCATCAAATGAACTTTGAATGGAGTTAATTATCATATCTATCACTTCTTCTTTATCGTAAAAAATTGAATATTCATTAAGTGTTTGATGTAACGTATTATATTTAATGGTAGTTTCAATGGGTGACTCAAAAAGATTTTTTTGTTCGCTTTCCAAAATTAATTTAATATCATCCGTAGTATTGATTTCTTCCCTACAATAAGGACATTTTTTTGATATTTGATAATTAGTGACAAAACATTTTAAACAAATATAGTTTATGCAACAATTTAAATTTATTATATTAACTGATTCGCCATAACATATATTACAAATATTATTGTCTGAAAGGCGTTCTTTTAACGAACTAAGTTTATTATTTATATCATGAATGTTTTTTTTGTTGGTATCAATCGTTTCTAATCCTAACTTTATCATTTCATTTAAGAAACTGGTAGATATATTTTTAATTTTATTATAATCATATTCACCATCTTTATAAATGAGGGTTTCATAACTATTTACGTTATGATCTCCAATAATGTCGATTTTATCTTTGGTTTTGTATAATTCAATAAGTTTGATAATTTCGGAATAAATAATATCCTTTTTTTCTTTTTTTTTATTAGAATATTTAAGATAGATATTAGAAATAGAATCTTCATTCCTAATATTTTTTAGTTCATACGATATATTAATTGATTCAAAATGTTTATCTAGAAAATCTTGATATTTACCATAAACAAATACATTAAATAATTTTTGAAGTTTAGGTATTATTTTATGCGAATATAATGTAATTTCAGATTCATTTTTAAGTTTTTGAATATCTAGTGATTTTGAATAAATATTTATTAACGATTGTTTTTCTACGTTTTCTATTACCTGAAGTTCGTTATATAATTGTTTATAATCACCACTATGAATCATACCCATCAATTTATCATTTATGATACCATCAAGTATAACAGTTTCTCTTGATGTTTTACATTTAATATAATAATGACATTTATTTTTCAATGCACCATCTAGACTTTTGGTTAGATATTCATTTTTAACTGATAAAAACAGTTTTTTAATTGTTTTTACATCCGCTACATTATTATTAAATATATTATTGTAAAAATTTTTAATATAACCAAAAGAATGGATTCCCTTAATATCCATATTAGAGTTAGTTAAAGTAATACCATTTGAGTATAACAAATTATGGTGATTGGATGTTATTGCATATACAAATAAACTATTGAAATTAGTATTATTAGGAATAACCAATGAATCTATTTCATCGAAAATAACTCTATTAAAAAAATAACCTTCAAATGAATTTATTTTATTAATCTCTCTAATATTAGTAAAATAATCATTCATTAATTCATTTATATCTATGTTATCCAATTCATTTTTCAAAAATCTTGTTCCATCATATAAATTATGATTTATTTTATATATTTTATCATATTTATTTTTTATGGAATTCATGTTACACCTAACTAACGTGCTACATAAATCATATTTGGATATTCTTGAAATATCAGATTGACATTTTTGTATTGCTTCCAAACTTTCAAACAAATTATATTTATTAATAAATTTCAAATATTCGGGATTATTTACTTCAATTTTGGTGACTTCACTGAAAGATTTTACAAATTGATTATAAAAAGTAGATTTTATTAAAATTATATCATAATTAGAATATTCATTAATATCTTCTAAAATATTTTTTTGTTTTTCAATAATATGAACTGATAAATCTGTATATTTATTTATATAATCTTTCCATTGATAGATTAATAAATGTGATACCACGATTATATTAGTATCAATATTAACGCACTTGGTATAATCACGTCCGTAACCAGTGAAATTTTCAAGTTTATTTTTAAATTTATGTTGATATAAAATATTAGGGTTATCTTTTAGTATATCCCCCAATTTAGGTTTATTACATATTTGAGAAATGACAATGAGCGATTTACCGCTTCCTGGTGGGGAACATATTGTTCCTACTCGTGAATTTCCTGTGTTAATCATATCATCGTGAATTTCATATTTATTTAAATAATAAAGTAATGTTTTTTGGTGGTTATATAAAGGTATATTAACCCTTTTGGGTTGTTCAGATTGGTTATGATATTCTTCTAGATTCAAATATTTTTGATCATTAAGTTTTTTTAAAACACTATTATCATAGTGTAACATGTTATTATATTATTATATTTGTAACGTTAAATAAAAATTGAATATATTTATTTAATATTTATATATTATGATATATAATCTCAATGAGTCCTAACAAGAAACGATGCGACGCTACATGTACTAACGGAAAACGATGCAAAAATAAAACTGATGACGAATATTGTAGAATACACAAAAGTAGCGTTATTAATGATACCAAATATTTAATTAATTATTACTGTGATGAAAATACATCTATATTTATCCATACACGTTTGAATTTAGAAAAAACGAAAATTAAAAAATATTATCAATTTATGTTTATCATCAGTATTTTTCAAAAACAAATAAAGAAATGGTATTCTAAAAAAGTTGAATCAACTATTAAAATTCAAAAATTTGCGAGAAAACGAATATTACCACGGTTTGATGAATGTTCAATTTGTTCTGAAGTTTTATCAACTGAACCATTTGAACGTTTAAGATGTGGACATATGTATCATGAAAAATGTATAGGTAGATGGGTTTCAAATAATAAATCGTGTCCATATTGTAGAAAATATTATTTGAACGATGAACCAATAATTAAATCTCGTATAGAACATTATTGTGACGTCACCAAAATTTTTGGAAAATTAGGTTGTCACATAAACAAACAATTTCCAAATGAAAAAGTTAATTTTCTAGAAAACTATAATTTACACATATTGAAAAAAAAATATCCAATAAATTTAGCATCACTTAACAAAATAGTTATCATGAATGTGTTATTCAACAGGGTTGATAATATTCTCATGGATAGGCATTCTCGGGAATGTGAGAACAAGAAAATTATTCCAAATATGGGTAATTTACCACAAACAATTTTTGAAGATACTAGTGTCATGACCCAATATATAAATAATTTGGTTCGACAAAGCGACAAAAAACAAATGTATAAATCAGTTAAATTATTACATGAAGAAAGATACGACATGGGAACATATTTATTAGGGTATTTCCACACCGTAGTATTTACTTCGGAAATAATAAAAAAAAATGATGAAACACATAAAAAAATTAAAAATATAGGAAGAGTTATTAAAAATGAAAATACAGTTAGACAAATTATTTGTGATAACGAATATTGGTCTAGGATAGACAATTTACTTATGATAGATAAACCTGATAATATTGTTGGTATCATGAGAGATTTATCAGCGAATATTATCTCAGGTTATTTGGGTTATGAAAATTTGTTAGATGCTTATATCTCATATGTTGAAAAAAATAATAAACATAACGATTATGATAAACCGTTATATAGTCGTTTATTAAGGCAACGTAAAATAGTTAGGACGTATAGTGACGAGATTCACATAAACATAGAGGAATTAATTAATGAAATATCTATTGTCATGGATAATAGGTACAGAAAAGAATATAATATTCCTGAAATATCAAATATGAGTGATGTATCAGATATTAATATAATTAAAAAATATTACGATGATATAAATTATTCATCTTTTGGTTATGCGACATTTATACAACGAGCACAAACATCATGTTATTCATCAATAATTATTGAACCGTTGAGTTTTTATTTAAAAGAAATATTTAACATAGAACCAAAAGAATTAATTAAACAAATGAAATTAGATTCCAAATATCTTATATAAATAAGTATTTGGTTTTTCTTCTACCAATGGTTCATCAGGAACACTAGCAAATGAAACATCAGGACTATTTTTCAAATAATCAATAACTTTATTTTTGACAGATTCTCCGTCCGTTTCGTCAGTTTCTTCATTCTCATAATCTTGAATGGACATATTATAAGTATCAATAAAATATTTTTTGAAATCTCTATCAGGATTATTATTCAAAAACTCTTCAGGAGTATATATATTTAAAATACCAAATCTATCACTTGTTAGGTATTCATTATTGTTTCCAAACATCATACAATGTTTATCAATATCAAATGCTACCATTAATATTTTAATATCGTTATCATTACAAATATCCATTTCTACATTTGTAGATTCCACATCTTTAGATTTGGTAAAATAGTCAGTTACCATTTCATGATTTAATATTTTAAGTCCATAAAAAAACGAATGATCTGATGGAGATTTAACTATATTTGTATAAATACGTTTGTCGCTATTTTTATCATGTTTATGCATTTTGGGAATATGATTACTATTTGGATGGTCATATGTATGGTCATTATAATATCCATTACTAACGATATTGTCACCAATTGCAAATTCTTCATTAAAACTCACACCAGTTTCTACTTCAACATTATTTTTCAATACAATAAATCCATAAGTAATAAGACTATCATCCGCAAAATCTTCCTTATTTTCCGAGCCGTTATTAGTAGATAAATCATTAACATTAACATGGTTATCACTCGAATGTTTAATAAAAAGTCCTGTTTCCTTATCAATATTAAATGATAAAATATTATATCCAAAATTTAGCAAATCACTAGATTTAGATGAAATATGGCTATATACCCACAAAGAATAATATGAAATCATTTCAGCCATTGAACCACGGAGAAAACTTAACCAACCCTTACGTTTGTATGTTAGTTGGCTAAGATTGACGGTTTGATACTTAATTAGGTCTCTTACATTAACATTTTTTCCATGTTTGTTAATATGTTCTGTATCTACTGTTTGATATTTAATTACATCATTAACATCTAAATATTCCATATAATTTTCAATAAATATCATATCAACAACATTACTTGCTACAAAATTACTGATAATATGTTTCATTTGTGTTTCATCGAAATTGCTACTATTAATAACCGTTTCTAATAAACCTAGATCAATATCATAAACCAAATCAGTTCGGAATAATAGGGTCTGTAAATTTAAATTATTAGTTTTTGTTTCATTAAATATTCCTAGTTTGATTAAACTACTAAAATCAACTAAATTATTATTTGTTCCTAGATAATCACACCAAGATATTTTATACAAAAATGCCTCTAGTTCATCTTCACTAAAATTGTAATGTTTGCTAATATATACCCATTCACTATCTTTTAGATAATCAGTATATTTTAGAAGAAATTCTTTATCGAGACGGTTTTCTTTGATCAACGTTTTAATCAATAAATCCCAATTTAAATCTCCTTTGTGTCGTTCGATCAATTCATCAGGAATATTATCATAATTATCGACATCCTTATAAAGGATTACACTCTTAAAAAAATCATATTCGATTGCGTCATTTTTATCCAACATTTTTTGAATATATATATAAAATAAAAATACTTTATATTGAAACTATTTTTATCCGTTAATAATTAAATAATAAATTATAATGATAAATAAAAGATGATACAAAAACCATTTCTGAAATGGATTGGTGGTAAAACTCAAATTCTTAATGACATTATTAGTAAGTTTCCACAAAATATTAATAATTATCACGAGCCATTTTTAGGTGGTGGTTGTGTGTTATTAGCGTTATTATCGCAAAATAGAATTAACGTCAAAGGAAAACTATACGCTTACGACATAAATAAAGATTTAATAAATGTATATAAAAACATTCAAAATAACAAAGATGAATTATATGATTATTTTTCCAGTTATATGAAAGAATACGATGCTATTACAGGAGATTTTATCAATCGTCTTCCATTAAATATTGTAGAAGCCAAAACATCCAAAGAAAGTTATTATTATTGGATGCGTTTGAAATACAATAACATTGATAAGGAATCAGTTGAATGTTCCGCTTTGTTTATGTTTCTTAACAAAACTTGTTTTAGGGGTATGTACAGAGAGGGTCCAAAAGGATTTAATGTTCCTTATGGACATTATAAAAAAACACCAAATATTATGACAAAAGAAGAACTTGATTTTATCAGTAATTTAATCAAAGATGTAGAATTTATTTGTTGTGATTTTAATGAATCTATTAAAAATATTAAAGAGAATGATTTTGTTTATTTAGATCCACCATATACTCAAGAAAATAAAAACTCTTTTGTGGAATATACAACTGATGGTTTTAATTTGGAAACTCATAAAAATTTATTTAATGAAATTATAAAATTTAATAATAAAAATATAAAATTTGTATTAAATAATGCTAATACAGAATTAGTATTAAACTATTTCAAGAAAAATTATAATTGTCAATATATTGTCTCTAAACGTGCAATTAATCCTTTATATCCAGATTCAACCACAGTCGAAATGATAATTAGTAATTGTTAATTATTTCTTTCCATTATTTAAAAAATAGTGTTTCCTAAAACCATTCATAGTTTCGTCATCGATTATATTTTTGCACATATTTATGAAATCATCTCGATGTCCATTAGTTTTTAACATACTAGTTATTAAATTAATGCAATACATACCACATTCACTATTTTTATGTTGATGTTGAATAGGGTTATATATCGGTTCTAATATAATTTTTGGATTTGCAATTAATCCTTGCGAAACAAATTTACTCATTAAATCTGAAATTGCATCGTTGGGTTCTAACCCATAACTATCATAATAAGCAATCATCCCATGTTCAAGATTTTTAACATCAATATACATGCATACCCAATGACTTCCGTCTTCGTCATGTCTATCTAAATTAAACACTATTCCTATTCTTTTTTTACCTGTGTTATATATGTTGTGAAGGTTTTGATTACTTAATTCAGTAAATACATCTTCAAAATCTATTGGAACGGGTCCCAAAAATAAAAAATCATCATAAATATCTTCATATTGTCTCATAACTGCGTCAATATCAAAATTCGATAACCATGAATATTTATCATCAACCCATTCATCTGGATGAATAGGCATGAAAATATTGTTATTATTAGAGTTTATATCGCTTAAAATACCATCGTTAATCCAACACCATTCTTTTGAACATTGTTGTTTCATGGCATTGTTTATGTTATTCCACAAAGTTTTTTTAGTTTTTGATATTTTAATATTTTTTCCTCTTTCATTGAGTTTTTGTGCTATTTGTTTTAGTTGGTCATACGAATAACAAGAGAATCCATTTTTTTTTTTAGATGGATGACATGATGGATTTACTGACATAATATTATATAATATTATCATATAATATGTCTAGCGTTCTTTCATATTATTCTTTATTAACGGATAATTATTTACCTAGATTTATCAGTTTTTTAGCAATTATATTCAAATTTTTACTTAGAAATCCATTTTTGGTATTTAATGCACTTATGTTTTTAAATATGTTATACGAAATAATAAAATCTAATCCGCAAAAAAATGATACAGAAAAAATAGAAAAATTAAAGAAAAAAATTATGACAATGTTAAAACGAATATTATTAATTAATATGTTTTTTATTATTATTGAAATTATCAAAAATAAAGTTGAAAAAAAATGTTATCCGTTACGTTACAATCGGATATTAGATATACTTAAATGTTCGTCTGAATCATTATATCTATACCTAAAAAATAATTACGAAGCAATACCTGTCGTTTATGATTATTTTGAATCTACATTGAAAGAATTATTTGAAATTGTCGCCACCGTCATGGTAACTATTATATTCACTTTAACTGTCAAAAACATGTGGTTTAACGCCGAAAAATTAGGTCAAAATTTATATGGTTAGTGGTCATGTTTCTTTTTTTTCTTCTTTTTATGTTCCGATGTATCTTTTGATTTTTCGGATTTATCAGATTTATCAGATTTATCAGATTTATCAGGTTTTTCGGATTTCTCAGATTTCTCTTTAGGTTTATCAGATGTATCTTTTGATTTCTCAGATTTTTCCTTTGGTTTATCGGATTCTGATGTTTCTTTCTTTTTGAACCTTCCTACATGTCCTCCAGATGCTCCTTCTTGTTCTCTCAATTCTTGTCTTCTAAGATTATTTTCAGTTTCATATATAATAAATGTATCAACTGCGTTTTTAGCATAAGTAAATGCGTTTGTCATAATATCTCCATAAAGAAGAGTTTCAAACACAAACCTAACATGTCTTAGATCGGCTTTTTTTCTTGATTTCGAATAATGGTTCAATGATTCATCGCTTCCACACGTTTGTGTAACATGTCTAGCAAGTCTATCTACGAATCTACCAATGAAATCTTCCATCAAAACATTGATATATACCTTGGCATTTTCGTTAATTGTCATGGAATTTTGTTCATCTTTATCCTTATCTTCATTCTCAGAAACAGGATCACTACCCTCGTTTTCTGTATCAGGTTGTTTATGTGTGTGAATTTCAATAGTAGAATACATTTGTTTCATCAAATATTTAAGTTTTCTACCGTCGTAATGCCACTTGAATTTAGTTCTCCCATCTGCATCTACCATATTTAATGGCGATTTCTCACGCAAAGAATTAACCACATCAGAATACTCGGATTCATTAATATCTTTACCTTGTTTTAGTTTTTTATTCATATCATGTAATTTTCTTTCGAGACTAGTAACATCTCTTGCCCTTTCCAATGTAGGAAACGGAAACAAAACATTTAGATCCATATTATTAGGACTGGTAATCATAGAATGAATGTCGTTACAGTTAATTCTGTTAGAAGAATAGGAATCTGATGCCCAATGTCTTAGACTTTCTTCACATAAAACTTTTGCGACATATTCCAGAACACCACTTGCAAAAATAGATGAATATTTACTAGAACCTACACCCCTAACTTCATCTCTATCTTTCTTTTCGTTGTATTTTGTATAATTAGTAGCATTGAAAACACATAGGTGTTTATGCAATTTTGTAATTTTACTCGAACATGGCAAAGTAAGTCCTGCCTTAGTTGATACTCCTGAATACTTGTTTGTTGTCATATTTATATTGTATTATTTACATTGTTTTAAGTCATGATAATCAATTTTTTTTTTATAAATTTTTTAATAATTGAATTTCCGCAATATGAAGACAAGGATCGGTTTCTAAAATTAATGGAATGTTATGACTAAGTATATATTTAACAAATGTAAAAAAAGTATTACTTCTAGAATCTCTTCCCGATAAATATCCTAGCATTAAATTTTGATGCCTATCTTTTTTTGAATTAAGATTTTCATAACTATCATTTAAATGAAGACACGAAATATTTTCGATTTTTAGATGTTGTTCTAGTAGTTTAATAAATTTTTTTTGTTGGGTTTTATTACACAAATCATACCCTGCTGTATAACTATGACATGTATCAATTACGAATTTTATTTTAGTTTGTTCTTCACCAGTCAATCCTTGATATACTTTACCCATATCTTCTATGGTATATAAAGCAGTCCCTTCACCCGCACTATTTTCTAATAATACATAGCCATCATTTTTATCCAACATATTGATTACATATTTTAATGAAATTATCATATTATTTATGGCTTCATCATACGACAAATTTATTTTTTTACCCATATGAACAACACTTCCTACACCACCCATTTTTGTAACTAATTTAATATCATCCACCAAACTAAGAAGAGAACTCATATTTTCTGTAGTGGATTTGGCTAAATTAATTTTATGAATACTATGGTTAATCAGAAAAATATTATTCTTAACGACAAATTTTTTAATATCATTTAGTTCACCATCACTAATATCAGTTTTAGTTTCGGTATATTTTACATTAGTATCTTTAATGTGAATCTGACAAGCATTGCCGTTTATTTCCAATAACGCTTTTAAACCTTTCAAAATTCCATATTTTTTTGTTATATTACATCCAATAAACATATTTATTTAGTTTATTATATATTTATATTATAACAATCAATTTTATATTAAAGTCGGATTTAATTTTATATTAAAGTAGGATTTAATATAAAATTGAATTTTATATTTTACTAGGATATTAAATTTTAATTATATTATAAATATAATTATGAGTAATAATGAAGAACAATTTAAAACATGGACGAAATTAGTTCGTGATTTTGACAATATGGGATTATCCGAAGATTTATTAAAAGGAGTTTATTGTTATGGTTTTGATAAACCAAGCCAAATTCAACAACGAGCCATCGTCGCTTTATCTGAAGGAAATGATTTAATAGCACAATCGCAATCTGGAACTGGAAAAACAGGTGCATTTGCGATCGGTATGTTAGCAAAAATTAAAAGTAATGTTAATAGCCTTCAAGGGATTGTTTTAAGTCCTACGAGAGAGTTAGCACAACAAACATATTTGGTGTTAAAAAACATAAGTTTGTATATGAATATTAAAATTGGAGAGTTTATTGGTGGAACAGAGGTAAATAAAGATTGTAATAAAATTCAAGATGGAGTTCATATTGCGGTATGTACCCCTGGTAGGTTATTCGATTTAATTGAGCGTGGTTACATTAAAACTAATGGTGTGACTATGTTTGTTATTGACGAAGCAGATCAAATGTTGTCTCAGGATTTTAAGGAACAAGTGCGTAAAATTATGTCAAATATTTCACAAGAGTGTCAGATTGCGATTTTCAGTGCTACATTAACTGATGAGGTAATTAATATTTCATCATGTATCATGAACGATCCTTATCATATTTTATTGAAAGCGGACGAACTAACATTGGAAGGAATTAAACAATTTTATGTTGATGTTGATCATGAAAATTATAAATTTGATGTTTTGCTTGATTTATATCAATCGTTGAACATTACATGTGCAATTATTTATATAAACAGTCAGAAGAAATGTGATTTTGTTTATGAACGATTGATTAATCAAAATTTTGCTGTATCGAAAATACATGGTAAAATGGAGCAATATCGTAGAAATGAAATTATGAAAGAATTTAGAAGTGGAAAAACTAGAGTTTTGTTAGCAACAGATTTGTTAGCAAGAGGAATTGATGTTCAATCAGTATCTTTGGTTATTAATTATGATTTACCTAAGGATAGGGATAATTATATTCATCGCATAGGTAGGACAGGACGTTTTGGGAGAAAAGGTAATGCTATTAATTTGGTAACTTCTGATGATCGTTATGCTATTTCAGAACTAGAAAAATTTTATAGCACAACAATTACTCCATTACCAAGTGATCTAAATTCACTGACAACTTAAATATGTAAGTTTTCCAATGAAAAACCACATAACTATGTAATATGTAAGTTTTCAAATGAAAACATATTTTCATAATATGTTAAAATATTATTAATATGAATTTTATGTTCATCGTTTATTTCACCATCAACAGGAATGCTTTTAAGTTTATGTATATTATATAAAATTAAATTATCACGCATGAGGACAAACCAAAAACTTTCACCGTTTTCGCATATATAACAAAATGAATCAAAAATAATGTTATCTGAGTGTGAATAAATATGTTTATGAAATGATGACAAATTTATATATTGTTTCACTAGATTAAGTTTATCAATTTCATCGTTAATTTTATTGATGGTCATTGCACTGATGGGGGTATCTTCATTAATTTTGAACATTATATATAAATATTATTGTATTTGATATTCTAATACAAAAATATAATATGCATAAAAAATATTTTACTATTATTATTTTTTTAATATCAATATATTTATTACAAAAAAAATGTCAATCCGAAGACAATACATCTCGCAAAAAAATAATTGGTTTTCAAATAAATGGTATAGGCAATGGACATTTAGCCCAAGCAAAAACAGTGTATAATATAATTATTAAAAAATTTGATATTCCTATAGTGATAATATATGGAACGAAAATCAACCACGATTCCACGTTTAACAAAAGTAAGATTATATATATGGATATGTTTTCAACATTAAAATCCACCAATGAGATGGATTTATTGGTTGCTATCAAAGATGTTCTTACACTTAAACAAACAAATAAATACGAAAAAATATATGGGATTAACATGTGGTTTAATTTTTTTATTTTAGATTTATTTAATTTTAATACTAAACATATTTGTATTGCTAATCAATTTTCAGTTCCGGATTATCGCATGGACATGTTGATTAGGTTTTCAAAATTTTTTTCATGTGTAGTACCTGTGTCAGTTCATTTGCCTAGTAAGCATACCAAATATGTAATTCCACCACTTGTTGAAATTAGAAAAATAAATAGACAAATAAATAAAAAATTAATTCTGGCATATTCTGTTTCAGGACAAAATTTTTCGAATACTTTAATTATGTTAGCAAAAAAAAATCCATCATACGAATTTAGATATTTTACTTACATTAAACCCACAAAATTGATAACAACAAACATAAAAATATTTAAACCTGATAAAAAAAATTTTTCAAAATTTTTTGAAATGTGTGGTGCTGTATTATGCACGTCTGGTGATACATTACCAATGGAATGTGCATTTAATGCCATACCTGTAGCCATAATGTCATGTTCAGATAAACATTTCGAACAAAATTTTAATATTCATAAATATGTTTTTAAATTTAAATATGCATTATTAATGCACAACGATTTAAATCTTAATTTTTTGGTAGATAGAGATATGTCTAAAATTTCATCAAATATTAAATCGGAACTTAAATTTAGAAACAAAAAAATACTAAAATTATGTAATATTTAACTTAAGAATGCAATGTATTTAATTTAGAGGACAATTTCCAATATATTTAAAAATATTATTTTGTTGGTTGAAATTATGATAAATACAAGAAACAATAATATAATTGGTTTCCTCAGAACTAATGGGATTAAATTTTAATATAATACTGATAAAAAACCAATATTCGTATAATAATATTCCTAACATAAAAAGTATGTGTTCTACAATTAATTTTCTAAATCGTAATTTGTAAAAATATTTAACAATAAGCAACGTTACCGTGAAAATAGAACCAATAAAATAACATGCATTAAACGATTTATGAAACAATTTTTTATTATTTTTAATTCTGTCGGTTTCTCCTTTTGTTGCACTATTATCAAGTTTATCAAAATATTTTTTCAATTGGTCATCGTTATATAAGGAATAATAAACTGTGGATATATTAGTTTTAATATTTTCATTATGTATATTGTATTTATTTATTTCATTTATGGAATTTTTTAAATTTAATAGAAAACTTTCTTTTTCAATAATAGACACATATTTAAAAAAAAATAATGATTCTAATATTGATAATAACAAAATATGAAACATTAAATGAACTATTATTGTTAAAATAAAATATTCTTTTTTATTTTTGTTTAAAAAAGTCAAACATACTCGCACAAATATATTTTTTCGTTTTGGTTTTACTTCAAGTTCTATCTCGTTTGAAAGAGATTCATCTAAAATATCATAATTATTTTCCATATAATTATGATAACATAAACATTCGTTAAAATATATTATTAAATAATAATTTTTATCCTCTTCAATCTTATTTATAATTCTAACCAATAATTACTATTTCAGATGAAATTTTCGATTTGTTCATTCCATAATTCCAACTTGTTTCAATAATTTTGAAATTTTTGTATAAATTTTTTATATATTCACAATTATTATAAGTCATAAACCAATTTGTTTTTGTTGATAAACATTCATGTAATTTTTCATGAGAGAAAAATTCGTGCATATCACCATTATTTCCATATAATTTAGAACCTTTTTCTAAATAATATGGTGGATCTAAAAATATTAAGTTTTTTTCATTATTATTGTTATTGATAAAATCTTCAAAATCAAGATTATATATATTAAAGTATGAAAGATCTAAATTTTTTATTCTATCGATCGACGATTGTGTGAATCTTTTTTTAGATGCTTCTAATGAAAAACCACCTGATAATGTTGCACCACTAAATGAACAACGATTTATGATGAAATACATCACACTTTGATTTAATGTATCTTTTTCGTTCATTATTGTTTTTCTCATATTTGCGAAATCATTTTTTTCAACTATATTGATTTTTTTGGTTGCTTCTTCACATAATTTGTTTTTATTATATTTACATGTATTCCAAAAATTATAAAGCGGATAAAATTTATCATTTGCCAAAATATTTAATTGGTATTTATTTTGAATATCAAATTCAAATGAACCACCACCAAAGAATGGAGAAATTATATTATCAAACGAATCAATAGTGAAATTTTCGTTCAAAATCGTATCTAATACTTTACATGCTCTTGTTTTACCACCTGGGTATCTTAATGGTGATACGTTTTCTGTGTTTATATTTTTCATTATTTCTGTTTCATTGTTTTTATTTTTACTAATCAATTTTTTATTCATTTAACATAATATAAAGGAAACTCTTTATGTGGTTTAACAGAAATTTTAACATTAGTAAAAGCATCAACTAGGTAGATTATTCCATTTAACACGATAATCATTAAATTCATATACTTCATTAACGAGTTTATCTTTATCTAAATTTTTTAATAATCTTTTATATTTTTTATCTTCTATTTCTTTTAGTTGTTCTTGGGTGGGTTCTTTATACATAGTATTGTAAGCAGATTTGAGAATTTCATTATATTCTTTTTCTTTCTTTTTTTGTTTGTCTGTTTTAGGTGGTTTTATTCCAAAACAAGTAGCACCATATCTTAAATTTTCATTTAACATTTCTCCACCATGCACACCAGGTTTGTCTCCACAAGGATTTTTACCATCAGTTTTGCAATCCATTAATTCATGGAATTTTTTTTGCACAGTGAAAAACGCTTTTTTTCCATCTACCCAACCATAATCACACCAATTAGCACCTAGTTTATTAGCGTTTATTACCTCATTTTCAGACGCCAAACGTGTTCCTAACTTCTCACAAACTGCTTTTGCTTTTGTGTATCCATATTTTCCACGTCCTACTAGGAAAACTTCTTTTCCTAATGGATCACGAACACCTGTTGATTCAGATAATTTAGGCGGTTCGCATAATTTTGAATCCGCTAACAATATATCATCGTTAATAAAACTATTATCGTAATTGATATTTTCATCTTTATTATTAATTGGTTCTGGTTTAGAGTTTTGTTCTATTTTAGGTTTAGTGTATTCTTTATATATTTTATATGAATATACTGAAAAAATATAAACCATAAATAAAATAATGATTAATTTGACAATAAACATTAGTATATATATTACTTAGACTTGACTAATCCAACCATTGATTAAAATTTTTTTTTTTACCATATAAATTGTTTGTTCATCAATATTTTCTATTTTAGGTTTTTTTTCAAAACTTTTGAATTTTTCACTTTTGAATTTTTCACTTTTATGTTTTTCTTCTTTATGTTTTTCTTCTTTATGTTTTTCTTCTTTATGTTTTTCTCCTTTATGTTTATCTTGAAATTTACTTTTATGATATTTGTATTTGTAAGATGGTTTATCGAACTTTAAATTTTTTGTAGGAAAATTTTTAGGAACATATTTATATATTTTTTCATCATCTTCATTGATATTATTTTTTTTGTTAAAATTTAGTATTGCATCTCTGTAACTAACACTCATGATATTATATATAATTATCTTTTATGTTTTATATATAGAATGAGTATATTATATATTCATAGTAATAATTCGAAAAAATGCAATATGTATGATACATATCATATCCCTGAATTTAATAAAAAAAATAGTGATTTCAAAAAATTATACGATAATATGATAAATGAAATATCTCTCGAAAAATATGGAATTATTGTTGTTACTGATATATCATTTATGGTATTGAGTTACTATTTACCAAAAGCAAATAAAAAACAAATAATTGTTAATATTGGTGGATTTATTCCTGATAACGAAAATGATTTAAATAAATTAATTTCCAAAAATTTATCTCCCACTAAAAAAAAATATTTAATAAAAGCATTTAATTTATCATCAGATGAACTTAAAAATAATATTTCAAATCTATCGAAAAATAAATTAAATATCAAACATTTTATAGATAAGACTAAATTATCTAAAAAAATAATTAAACAATTAACAAGTTATGGAACAATAAAAAAATCTAGTGATTTATTTACTTATCTTGAATCAATATTATCATCCAATATTGGAAAAACAATTAAAAAACATGTTGGGGGAACGCAAATAGTGGTTAATCCAAGAGAAATGTTTGGTTCTGAAGAATTAAATGATGATGATAAATCTTCAAATTTTTATGAAACAAATTCTTTAATGTGGAAACCCGCTAAATTTAAATCATGTAAAAAATATAGTTTAGATGAAGATGATCCATGTATGATTGATATGGGAAGACACATTCAACATACTTTTAATTGTTATAGTTATTTTTTAAATACCATACATAATGATTTAATTGATGTATGTATTCAACAAACCGATAAAGATAATATGAATGAATCTGATAGATGTAGAAACCTATGGCCACAACCGGGCGACTACTCAAACTCACCACTAATAACAAATTCTGATAATTATACCTGTAAAAATTTGGTTAATCGTGTTCTATTGGATTATCCAGAAATATTATATATTCCTGCTTGTGATTCACATAAATTATTTAAACCACACAAAATTACTAAATCTAATGCTAACGATGATGGATTATCGCACGGAAATAACAAAAACGAACCTTTATGTGATGGAAAAGAGATAGACGGTAAGGTTGTTTCAACACATGGAAATAATAAAATAATCAATACGGATAAGGATTTTAAATGTCCAAAAGGATATTATAAGGGTGCATTGGCTTCAGCACCTGGAAGGAGTTACCATTTTTACAGGAAAGATAGACAATCCAAAACAAATCCACTTAAAGTATGGTCCCATAAGGATGGGTCTAATATGCCTAAAAAACATGATGCTAGTAAAGAGAAAAATGAAGTTAAAGATCCATTGACTGCTAACAGAAATTACAATAATATTAGTTATTCAGATATGTGTGGTTATTTTTGCGTTCCTAAGAAAAAATCAAGTACTAAAATTCCCTATGGAAGATATAAAAAATTATCCAAGTAAAATACTAGTATCTATGCGTATTTTCAAATTATTTTTAAATATAAGTTTATTATCTATTATGAAATATTCATAAAATGAAGTAAGAATTTCATTAATTTTAGTTTTGTAATCTTCGATGAACTGATCTGATATTTCGTTTTTTTTATTTAAAAAGTTATTTATTTCAAATAAATTATCAATCATATTTTCGTTAAATTCATCAATATTTTTGTTGCATTTTAAATTTGTTAATACATATTGTAAATTATACATTTTGAAAAATAATTTGGAAATACTTTCGAATATTTCGAAACATTGGATCGCTATTGGATTACTTTTATTTATTCCATTTATTTTATCAAAAATTTTGAATAACAATAAATTAAAATATTTAAATGTATCTTGATCGTTTAAACGATGAAAGATAAAATATTTATTTTCTTCGGTTGGTTCGTGATTTAATAATGGTTCAATATTTATGGGTTTGGACGCCAAATTATTTAAATTAAATTCAGTATAAGTATTTATTATTTTTTCAATATAAAAAATTTTATCAGATGTAAGAGATTTAATAATAAATTTATCACTATCTTTCAAAAATAATTTATTATCTAACGCATAGGGTAGGCACAATTTCTTGTTTAATAAAAAATCAAAAAAATTAATTAAAACAAGTTCGTTTTCTTTATATTTTAATGAATATTCAAAATCATTTGTTTCATTTTTATATAATACCAAATTATTTACTTTATCTTCATATTCATAATAAGAGTTAAATGACTTATATATATCATCTTCGTCATAGATTGTGTCTTCTAACACGAGAGTTAGCAAATTCACTATTTTTTTGCTATTATTCTTGGATAACATTATATAAATATAAATTAATAATAAACTTTAATATTAATGAGTATATTTAGTAATATTTTTTCAAAATCTAAAAAGAAAACTAAAAGAAAACGTAAAACTTCCGATCCAGCAGTAAATGTTAATGATGTTGTTGTAAAACCTAAGAAAACAAAATCAGATAAAAAATCTGGAAAAAAAGAAGCAATTCCAAAAGCATTAAGGGAACAAGTATGGATACATTATGTAGGTAAAAAATTTTCATCTAGTTGTAAAGTATGTTGGTGTAAAAATCAGATTACTTGTTTTAATTTTGATTGCGGACACAACATTCCCGAATCAAAAGGTGGTGCGTTAGTTTTGAATAATTTGCGTCCAATATGTAGAAATTGCAATTTAAGTATGGGTGCGAGTTATTCTATAGATGAATGGAATCATAAATTTAAACCTATTAGAAGGTGGTATTACATGTGGTTAAGATAAATATGATGCTGTTATATAGAACATGAGTAAAAAAATGTTAGGTGGTGAAATTCCTAATTGGATTCCGATTTTATTATGGGCATGTTTATTTTTAGCAATAATTATTATTCTTCTTGTTGTATTCGCTTTTAACGATGAAGAAGAAGGAATGACAAACATAAATAAAAAAGTTATATCTACTAAATATAAAAACTAGGTTATTTGTGATTTAAGATGAATATGATGTTATTATATAGAAAATGAGTAAAAAAATGTTAGGTGGAAATACTGATGAATTACCCGATTTGTTTATTAATTTACTTAGAGTCTTTGGAGTTCTTGTACTGGTTGCACTGGTTATTTGGTTTTTAATCTGGGCATTCAACAAAATGGCTAAGGATGGTGCAAAGGATCGGGAACAAGGTGTAAGATAAAAATAAGACGTAAATGGTTACTAGGGTTATTATTTGACTAAAGAAAATTTCACTAATGTAACTAACACAAAACATTTAACAGCATCCTGTGACGAAATGGTAAATCGTATTATTAAATATATGGAACGTCCATTATTGATAATATTAATAATAATTTTTGTGATTCTCATTTACAAAAAAAACGGAGAAAATTTCTCAAATTATAAAAGCGATATTAAATATATATTTTTCACAGGTGGTTTTGATAGTACAGCCATATTGGTAAATGCTTTACTCAATACCGATTATATAGTTCAACCTGTATATATTAGTGATCAAAATTTAGATAATATTGATACCAATAATAAAAGAAAAAATCAAATTTATGAAAAAAAAGCCATGAATAAAATACTTGATGAATTGCGGAAAGATTATCCATTTTATAGGAAGCGTTTATTGAAAATGAAAACAATTAAGAAAGTAGAATATGATGAAGAAATAAAAAATGATATGATGTCGTTATTTGAAAATAAATATTCAATTCGTCCAGTTAGACAATATGGAGGAATGGCTCAGGTTTGTAAAGATTATGCTGTTAATGCTGACTTAGGAGTAATAAAAGGTGATGATTTATGTCATAAATTAACACACAAACATATAGGTAATGGCTCGTTTATTTTAAAACCAAACAAAATAGTAAATTATGGAACTTTGGATTGTAAATTAGATATTAATAATTGTGAAAACTATTTCAAAATTTATCGATATTTTAGATTTCCATTTTTGCATTTAAATAAAAAAGAAATATATTTAAAATCCATAAAAGAAAATTGGAATAAATACTTGGAATATACATGGAGTTGTTGGTTTCCACAAAATGGAAAACCTTGTGGTAGATGTGCTATGTGTAAAGAAAGAGTAATTCCACAACGAAGTTTAGATTAAAAATGCAGTTTGGATTCAAAGGAAATCATCAAATTGATTGTGAAATTCATAACCTTGATCTAACTTAGCACTACCGTTATTTATGGTTAAAACGTTATAACAAACCGCATAAACAATAACATACATTCTACCATAAGTATCATTCATATTTCCTTTAATAGTTATTTCTTGAATATCATTATAATTTCCACTGGGTTGTTTCATATTTGGTTTTTCTGCGAAATTATATACAAAAATGCCTTCTGAAGGTGTTCGACGATAATTTTTATAAGGTAAATACATATTAAAAAATTGTGGTTCAAGTATATTTAGCATTAAAGTATTTTTTTTGTAAAACGAAAAATTTTTAAACATATTTGTTCCCGAACGATATGCACTAATATAATCGAAATGATTATTATATCTAGTAATATAATTAGTTGATATTTCAGGTATAGGTTTCATAGAATCTAGTCGTCTAGCGACCCATATTAATTCTTTAATATTACTTCCAAAATTTAAATCGATACTGAAAATTGTATCATTTGCACCTGTTAATATTACTTTTTTTTTAACTTGAGTTATTAAATATTTATGTGTAATTGACGCAAATCGTTCTTTTTCGTGGTCGTTTAATGTCATGGTTTCCAATAACAATTTACATCCTTCAACTTCATTTGTTGATACGTTATACGTCAATCCACTTTCCGTGTTAGAATAATGGACTAATTTGTCAAAATTTTTGAATATTATTTCTACTCGAATACAGTTATTATTTTCATTATAAGCATTCATAGCGGATAACGGTAATGCATCCGAAATATTTTTACAAAACCAAAACGGTAATGGTATAACCAATAACCTTGGTTCGTGAAGTTGTTTAAATTTTTGAGAAACTAATGTATGTCCAATTAAATTATTATATCCATTAAAACTATCTTCATCCAAATTAATCTCATTTTCTAGATTTATATATTCTCCATTTAATGAATCGATAAGCGTTTCTCCAAAATATATATTAACTTCTTTTAACATGGCTAATCCAACTTTATCCACTAATTTACCTGAATTTTTAACATTGCTAGATCCACCCGAAAAAGTAATTTGTGGAGTTTTTAATTCTAACGCCATACCATTTAATAAATGTCCGTTAATCTGGGCAGGTTTTAGTTTAAAGATTGCTTTTCCACCATAAAGCGGAACATTTTCAGGATATGTATTTTGAATATTTTTACAAAAATTAGTATGTCTTTTATATTTTTGTTTAAATAATGTAATGGAATCTTGTTTATTTGATAAAGTATCAGGTTTATTAATAGTGATGCGTTTCGTTATTGGAGTTTTATTATCTATCATTTCTTGAATATTTTTATTAACGTTTAAAAATTCAAAATTTTCCATTAATTCATTATCTTGAGGACCACGTGCTACTAAAAATATATCACTCGCAATAGTCATTATATTAAATGATAATATTAATATTAAATACTAATGAAACAAGAAATCATTAACGAATTAATAACAAATGAAATTATTAAATATGGTTCATTCACATTAAAATCGGGTAAAAAAAGTAATTATTACATAGATATGAAATTATTAGTATCATTTCCTCGGTTATCTAACAAGTTGATTAATTACATGTATGAAACGACTGAGTTGTCCAAAGGTATTGATTTAGTATGTGGAATACCGATGGGAGGCATATATTTTTCTACCTTATTTAGTCAAAAAAGTAATTTACCTATGATATTATTAAGAAATTCAGTAAAAAATCATGGAACAACAAAATTAATAGAGGGCAATTACACTAAAAATCAAAATGTTGTTATAATAGAAGATGTTATTACTACAGGAATGAGTGTGATTGAATCCATAGATATATTACATGAACATGGATTATATGTAACCGATATTATTACTTTAGTAAATAGAAATGATGAAGGTTTAGAAAATATTAGAAAACATATGATGGAAAAACATATGTGTTCTCCGAATATTAAATATTTTGTGAAAGCCACAGAAATAGGTGAATATAAACCATTATGTCCATCACCATTTACCGACAAATTAAATGAAATAATCACAAATAAAGGAAATATATGTTTATCATTGGATGTTCCTAATTGGACTAAATTTTTTGATATATTAGATAAAGTTAAAGATAAAATATGTTTATTGAAAATTCATTTAGATATTATGGAATATTTTGGTATTGAAGTAATAAATAAATTAACTAAACTAGCATTTGATAGTAAGTTTATGATTTGGGAAGATAGAAAATTATGTGATATTGGAAATACCAATATGCTAACAATAAATAAACTTTTGAATTATAAATATGATATGACTTATAACGATGAAGAATGGAACGAAGAATTAGTCGATAAATCTATGATTGATTTCATTTCAATATATCCAATTGGTGGGTTAAAAAGTATTGAATGTTTATTTGACAAAATTGGAATATTTTTGTTATCCGAAATGTCCAGCGAAAATAATATGATTCGCCAATGTAATACAAATGATATACTTGAATTAGCAAATGATAATAATACCAAGGTATCAGGGATTATTAATCAAAAAATTAATAGAGAAAATATTCATGAAAATATTTTATCATTGACACCAGGAATTAATCCACAAATTAAAACAGACGATAAAGGACAAAAATACCGTGGAACATCGCTACCACATAATCCTGATATATTAGTAGTTGGAAGATACATATATTTAGCGAATGATCCACTAGAAAAAATTAACAATATTTAATTAAGATTTTGTTAAATATTGTTCTTTGTTTTTTTATTAACTATTACACAATTTTTATCTTTCCACCTTTGATTATCACGTTCTAAATTTATTCCGAACATAACGGCTAAAATCGTGCTTCCAGTAAAAGATAATGCTAATCCACATGTTTGTAAGGTTGTTATCATTTTATTATATTTATAAATAAATGTTTATACATAAATATAGATAATATTTACCTATAAAATCTTTTTTTACTTTAATCTAAGGTGTATAAAGGAATATAATAATTACCATCCAATTGATTAGTCGTATCATCTACATTAACCCTTAAATATCCTTTAATTTCTGCTTTTGTAACCGTAGAACCATCCACTACTAACGATTTTGCTATATTTGAAGAAACAGAAGTTCCTTTAAGTTTTATCATTCCTGTATCGGCATCAGATTGTGCAATTTGAACAGGTATTGAGGCACTTCCGCCTGTTAAAGTGCTTTGTATATCTACTTGATGGACAGGTGTTGTTATTCCTCCGAAACCTGTTAATCCACCATCTCCAATAATTACTGATGTTCCGTTTTCATCACTAAATTTAGCGATAGGTTGAGATCCTGTTTGAGTTACTATTAATGCTGGACCCGTGCCATCATTTGTAACACTTATTTGTTCTGTTGTGGTATTATCGGTATGAACCACAGTTATACTACCATTAACTTTTAGAAGTCCTGTAATACGTGCATCCCCATTAACATATAATTTTTCATTTCCCGATAAATTACCATTTATTCCCAAACCACCTGTCATAGTACTTACGCCACCAACTACTAAACCTTGTTGAATATTAACACTATCACTAAATGTTCCATTAACAGACGTTATATTACCACCCGTTAAAGTAGTAGTTCCATCAGTTATTGTTGTTGATGATAATACTCTTAATCCTGTAAATGTTCCTGTTTCCAATATGGATACTCCATCCGTTAATGAATGGATTAATCCACTTCCATTTTTGACTTCCAAAAGTTGAGATGGATTATTTGTTCCTAAACCCATGTAACCGTTTGCTCCTATTCTAGCACGTTCTAAATTTTCAGTAGTAAAAGTGATTAAACCATTACTTCCTGAATCAGAAACTGTTACATTCGTATCTTCTTCTGAAATTGTTAGAACAGAAATATCTGTTAATTTATTTGCACTACCATATAATGTGGTAAAACTTCCAACTACTGAATGTTGATAATCTATTCCTGTTAGTGAATTATTTGATATTTCTATTGTTCCTGCAGTAATAGAAGATGAAACAATACTATTTGCTACATTGACATGCCCAAATATATTTAAATTTGACATAGTAGAACTTAGATTTATAGTGCTTCCTGTGGCTGTTCCAATGTTGATTTGTCCTGTTGAATCGATGGTATCAAAATCTATTTCATTGAATCTTGAAACAAATTTATTACTATTAAAATTAACTATTCCAGAACCCTGAACTTTGAAACCAATATCATTAGCATTGACACCCGTATCAATATTGCAATTATTGGCGGTAATGCTTCCTAGAAAAATTGAGGTTTCATCTACTTTAAATTTTCCTAATACTTTTGTTAGAGAACCTGGTTTATGAACCAATAGTTCATTATCACCTTGAATTTTAGTAGAATATACATTATTAAAATATCTCGTTATTGATCCAATATCTTGAATATTGGTGGATGTTGTTCCTGCATTAACTTTGGGTATTAAATTGGAATTTAGGGATGCATTAACTTTTAAATCTATGGTGGAATTAGTTCCTAATGTAATTAAACCTGTATTGGTAGTTCCTAATATATTTAAGTTACCACCAACATTTAAATCTTTGTCAATACCTGCACCTCCATAACAGATAATAGCACCATTGGACGAATTTAAAGATTGTTGTTCTGAACGAACTAATAATTCACCTCCTAAAACCTCTAAACCATTGGTTATATTAATACTAGAAAACGTATCTACTATTTCTATTGAATATTTAGACGTATCCATCATATATATTTTGAATAGATATTAAAATATCAAATATATTTATAAATAATAATGTCATCTGCATCCAAATTATTAATTGAATCAAATAATGGTGTTGATTCTGTTGATGATTTTTTAACTAATAAACCCGAAATGACATTTTTTAAAAATACATATAAAAAACATACTAATTATTCATTTGATTGGGTAGATGTTAATATTGATAGAGGTAATGTTGATTTTGGAGAAAAAATCGTATTCAAAATGTCAAATTCTAATTACGATATGATTCAAGATTGTGTATTAAAAATCGTATTGCCGCAAATTGAAAGTCCTAATAGTACTGATCTTATTAATTGGATTGATAAAGTAGGACATGCAATTATTAAGAAAATAACACTTAAAATAGGAAATGATAAAGTCATTGTTACTCACAATGGAGAATATATGGAAATTCACAATCAACTTAATATGCAAAATGAGAAATTGAAAACTTATTATAACATGATAGGATATAACAAAACATTTGTTGAAAAAACCCTTACTACAAATCCTTATGTGTTGTATATTCCCCTTATATTTTGGTTTAATAAAGACATTGGATTATCATTACCAATATGTGCAATTCAAAATCACGATGTGACAATAGAAATAGAATTGCAACAACTATCAAAATTATATTATAAATATACTGATGCTATTTCTGCTAATGTGGTTAGTGGGCAACAATTAAAGGCAACCATGCTTACCAAATATTATAAATTAGGGGAAGTTGAAAGAAAAAAAATGATTAATATGAAACATAAATATTTAATAGAACAAATCCAAGAAATAGAACATGTCGTTGGGGCAACGGATGGTAAAGAACATAATGTTCCATTATTAGGATTAAAATTACCCATTAAGGAAATGATATGGACAGGACAACCATTGGACTTTTACGATGATAATAATTTATATAGGTTGAACAGTAACTCCACACCAGATTATAATTTTCCGTTTAAATATAGTCATCTAACGGCAGTAGGTGCAGGAAGAAATTTTTTCAAAAATTTTTCATTTAATGTTAATGGATTATCCTATTTTGAAAACGTCGATCCACAAGTATTCAACTTATATTTACCATATAGGTATCACAATAGAACTCCCGACGAAGGAATATTTATATATTCATTCGCCAATAATCCTACACAATATCAACCGAGTGGTAGTGTCAATTTCACTCGTTTATCAACCAAGGATACTTATTTACGTGTTAAATTTAATGATGCGGTTACCGATATACTTGGTACTAAATCAGTGAAAATAAAATTTTATGCTATTAATTATAATTTTCTTGAAATAGAAAATGGAAGCGTTAGTTTGGCATTTCTAGAATAGAGAGGGAGGATATCCTCCCTTGGACCCTCCTTATTTTTGTGTCTTCGACACAAAAAGGGTTCATTTTTTGACTTTGTCAAAAAATGGCTTCGCAACAGTTAGTTTGAAATGTGCGAAAGGGGTTGAAAATTCAAAAATTTTTTATTCCCTTATTTTTGTGTCTTCGACACAAAAAGGGTTCATTTTTTGACTTTGTCAAAAAATGGCTTCGCAATGGTTGGTTTGAAATGTGCGAAAGGGGTTGAAAATTCAAAATTTTTTTTTGTTTTGCAAAATAGTAGTGTTTTTTTATACATTTTTTGACTTTGTCAAAAAATGGCTATGCAACGGTTGGTGTATTTTTGGATAAAAAAAAAATAAGGCGAATTTAAACAATTCTATGGATAATATCAACCTATATCCACAATAGGCAAAAGTAGTATATACCGACTACTATCGGTGTTGCACTATCGGTGCAACTCGAATATGACGAACTTAAATTTAGTATCTCGAACCGACACGAATCATTGACATTAGTAAAACGAATTCACTAACATTTGATGCTTCATTACGTATTTTGGAGATAATAGATTTATCCTTCTCGTATTCCTCACTTTCGAAATACGTAGGTGGTGGGCAACAAATCCGACATTCTCGTAATGGACGAAAAACATCATCATCAGAACCATAATCATGAATACCATTGTGGCATTCATTCTGATGGAACGGTGGTGGTGGATCATCATCGATGTGATGCGATTGCTGTTCGTGCATAGCGGGGGTGGGTGGCAAAACCCGTGATAAATTTCCGATGGTGGTCATTACAATATAAAAAGCAATATAATATAATGATTTCAGAACTTTTTTCATTCAATTTTTTTTTCAAAAAAAAAATAAATTGTGTCTTACGTGACAAGATATGTTGAACATACACGCACACAATCGAATGGTAAATGAA